CAGTTTATAGAGATTATACGACCAATAAAACTGTTCCTAATTTCTCACATCACAAACTCACATCATTTGAATATGCTGATGGTGTAAATGATGTATTAATTAATGATACATTTTTGACATATTCTACTAACAGAACTGACCTTGACATGTATTATGAAAAGGTTGGTATTGCTTATGGACCTTCTTCTGGTCGTGCAATTAGTCCAGACTATCCTGATTCAGGAGTTGATATTCAAACAAAGATTGATGAATATCGTATTGTTGGTCCCACTGGTAATGCTGTAGGTGTAAGTAGTATTAGATCAGGTGATGGTGTAACTGCAAGTACAACAATAACTGTCAATATTGATGAAGGTATTGCAGGTCTTAATGTTGATACTTATTTCCAAGTCAATGGTGTCACAGATGATTCTTATAATGGAACATTTGTTGCCACTCAGGTTCTTTCACAGGATTCTGAAGGTAAAACAACTTCTTTCACTTATGAAACATCAACACTTCCATCCACTCCTCTCCCTACAGTAACTGGTGTAACTGTAGAACTTTCCACTGACACAGTATCTGGTGCATCACCATATATCTTCAATATATCAATGAGATCTGTTTATGGTATGTGCGGTATGCATGCTGATGGATCTAAGGCATCTGGATTCAAGTCCATGGTTGTTGCTCAGTTTACTGGTGTTTCTCTTCAAGTTGATGATAATGCATTTGTAAAATATAATAGTACAACTGGAACATATGATGATTCCACCTCAGTAGATAATATTCATAGTGATCCTGATGCTAGATATAAACCAGAATATGAAAACTTTCATATCAAGGCATCAAATAACTCTATCATTCAGTTAGTTTCGATCTTTGCAATTGGTTTCTCTGACCATTTTGTAACTGAAAGTGGTGGTGACTTCTCTGTCACTAACTCCAACTCTAACTTTGGTCAGACTTCACTGAGATCTGTTGGTTATAGAGAAGAACCATTTGATGTGGATGATATTGGTTATATAACTAACATCATTCCACCAAGAAGACTTGACGGTGAAACTGTTAATCTTGAATTTAATTCAATTGATGTTTCTAGAACAGTTGGTGTAGGATCTACGAGTAGACTTTATCTTTATAATCAAACCAATCCAGATTTAAAACCAAATTCTGTAATTCAGGGACATAGAATTGGTGCTAAAAATGATGATAGACTTTATGTTATAATTCCAGAAGGTGGTGAAACTAAGGCATATAACGCAAGAATTGTTATGCCAGAGACTCAAATTGAGTCTAGTCAAGTTACAGGATATAAGTCATCAAGAGTTGGTAGAAGTGTAGGAACTGGTAATAGTATTAGTAGTAATATCATTACATTTACTCAAAATCATAACTTCCAGAATGGTGAATCTATTAGAGTTCTGAGTGATAATTCAAGATTACCTGATGGATTGGAAGAGAGTTCTCTTTATTATGCTATCACAACTGGATTGAATGCTAATCAAATTAAGGTTGCACAAACTTTAAGAGATTCGGAATTTGGAACAGAAATCACACTCAATAATCTTGGTGGAAATCTAATAGTTGAAAGTAGAGTTAGTGATAAGACTTCTGGTGATGTAGGTCACCCAATTCAATTTGATACTTCTGTAAATCAATGGTATGTTACCGTTGGAACAGCTACATCTGACAACACACTTTATTCCAAACTTGTAAGTCTTGGAACAACTTCTCTTGGTGAAAGTACTTCTAGAACATTCATCACAAGAAACTCAGATAGTAGAACATCTAAAGATAGAATTTATCAGTACAGATATGTAATTCCTTCAACATCAGGTGTTGGTACTGCAAGAGTTCCTAAAGATAGTTTTGTTATTCAAGAGTCCTCTGATGTTATTGGAACAACAGATACTGAAGTAGCACTTCAATATAATCCAGGTTCTGTTACTATGAGTAACAGTGGAGAACTTAGAAATCCATCAATCATCAGTAAGGCAAAATATAGTGGTGGAATTGCGTACTATGAAACAGAACAAAATCACCACCTCTCAATCGGATCTACTGTTCAGGTTGAGAATGTAACAAGTACAAACTTTACTGTTGGTACAGCTCAATCTGGATATAATGGTAAGTTTAGAGTTATTGGTATCCAAAGTGCAAGATCATTCTCTGTAGAGGGTGTTTCAGTTGATCCTGGAACATTTACTAACAATGTTTCCAATAGAACTACAAGTCTTCCTACATTCAAGCGTAAGAATTACAATAATGATTATTATGCTTATGATATTGAACAGGTAAATCAATATATTCCTGGACAACAAGATGGTGTCTATTATTTGACAATATTGAATTCCTCAAACACACCACAGGTTGCACCATTTAATGATAGTAAAAAATATGCGTTTAAACAACCAATTATCAATCTATATCCTCAATTTGATAGAGATAATCCAGTTAATGATCCTCAATCATCAGTCACATATGCAGTTCCTAACAAAATTGGAAGAACAACTATTTCTGATCCAAGAAAGAGTCTAACAAGAGAGACTCTTGAAAAGGTCTCTAGAGATGTTAACATAGGAGTTGGAATTACAGATATTCAATCTAGTACTGATGGGACAAGTGTTGTCATCTTCACTGATCGTGATCATGGTTTGAATGCTGTCACTAGAGTAAGTATCAGTGCTGCAGGTGCTGGATATGGTAATGGTACTGGTGGTGTAGAAAATCTCTACAATGCTATTCTTTCAGGTTCTATTTCTGGTACTGGTGGTCTTGCAAGAATTACAGTAGATGCCTCTGGTAGTGTTACAGATGTTCATATCATGAATGGTGGTAGTGGATATGTTCCAACTGAAACATTGAATATTGTTGGAACTTCTCAAACTACAGGATATAGTCAAGCCACTGTTACTGTTGATGATGTATATAATAATGTCAATGATACTATTCAAGTTGTTGGTGTAACCTCTGATTTCTATAATCAGTATAACCAACTTTATAGAATTACTGAAATTATTAGTAAAACTTCTATTAGAGCTGTTCCTGTAACTACTATTAGTAGTACTGGCATCAATACTACTGGAATTGGTTCAGATAAAGTTTCTGATAGTATATTCATCCTTACAGGTCCAACACTTGGTATCAGTACATTTGTTTATGATAATGTTAGTGGTTTGGCAACTGTCACAACTAACCAAGGTCATGGTTTCAGAACTAACAATGTTGTTAGAATTGGTGGAGCAACTACAGACTTCTTTAATAAAGATTTTCTTATCACTGATAATGTAGGTATTAATACTTTCACTATTAATGTTGGTGTAAGTACTGTACCAGTTGGAACTGGTGGAGTACTCCGTGCATATCATTCAGGTAGAACTCCTCAAGGTGGACCATTAGTTGTTCTTAACAGTGAGAACTTTGGTGCAAGGGATATCAATCCATACGCAGGTATTACAACAGCAATTTCTTCGGAAGTTCCTAATGCATCTACTGATGAAATCAATATTAGAAATCTGACTGACTTCAACTTACAAATTGGTGATTATCTGAGGATTGATGACGAGATTGTTAGAATTAAAACTACAGTAACTTCTAACCCAGTTAAGGTGTTTAGAGGGTTGATGGGTACAAGACCAACAAGTCATGAAGATGAAAGTGTAATTAAGAAGATTTTTGTCTCTCCTGTTGAATTTAGAAGAAATTCAATTATTCGTGCATCTGGTCATACATTTGAATATCTTGGTTATGGTCCTGGTAACTACTCTACTGCATTACCATCTAAACAGAAAAAACAACTCAGTGTTGAAGATCAACTGACAGTACAATCACAGAGTTCTGGTGGTGGTGTTGTTGTTTATACTGGTATGAATGATTCTGGTGATTTCTTTATTGGTAACAAGAAGATTTCTTCTAATACTGGTAAAGAAATTACATACAATACTCCAATCCAAACATTTTCTGGAGAAGATTTTGTTAATGGTAGAAATGCATCGTTTGGTATTGATGTTGTTGAAACACAAGAACTTATTGCATTAAGGTCACTTAAAGTTAATGGTGGATTCTCAAACGACCTCTTGTCAGAATTTGATGGACCAGTTATTTTCAGTGAGAAACTTACTTCTACTTCGGATAAAGGTATTGAGGCTAATTCAATTTTCCTTCAAGGTAATGCAGTAGTTTCTAGAAACTTTACTGTTGGTGTTTCGACCCCAACACAGGCAGCAAACCCTGGTGATGTAGTATACAATGCAAATCCATCTAAGGGTGGAACACTTGGTTGGACTTATACTGTAGAAAATGGTTGGTATGAATTTGGTAGTGTCACTTCTGATGGTGGAGAGTTTATCTTTGAGAAGGTTGGTATTGGAACTACAACTGTTGGTGATTGTACTTTTAAGGTTGGTTCAGGTTCTTCGACATTTTGTGTTGACGAAACTGGAGTTGGTATCGGAACCACTTCTAGTGGTAGAAAACTCACAGTTGATGGTCAAATTTCAGCAACATCATATGTTGGAGATGGTTCACTACTTTCTAACCTCTCTACTGATAGTCTTTGGTCTAATATTGGTTCTGCGGGAACCGCACTTTACCCACTTGATAATCTGACTGTTGGTATTGGTACTACAGTTGTTGATGGTGAATATACGTTGGTTCTTGGTACTCCTGGAACAGGAACTACAGATTTGTATGTTGAAAATCAATCAAGATTTATCAGTACAGCAACATTTGATGGTGATGTTAATTTTGATGGTCAAGTTAACATCACAAACTTGGTATCAAATGGTGGTAACGTTTATGCTGGATTCGTCACAGCAACAGATGCACTGAGAGTTGGTTCAAGTTCAACAACTCTTTCTGCAGTAGTAGGTCAGGGTGTTGGTATCGGAACTACCACACCAAGAGAAAGTCTTGACGTTGAAGGTAGAGCAAGACTTAAGTCATACTATGAGATGACTACTAATGTCATAAGTTCAAGTAACATTGTCACTATTGACTTGTCTCAAGGTAACTCCTTCACACATGTTACTACAGAAAATGTTGATTCTTTCAGAATCATTAATCCTCCAACAGGTGGAACATTTGCGTTTACATTGAAGATTTCACAAGGAAGTACACCATATGGTGTTGGTATCGCTACATTTATTAATAACATTGGTAACGGAGTCGCCGTTTATTGGCCTGGTGGATTGATTCCTGAGATTACTGGAATTGGAACAGCTACAGACGTTTATTCTTATATGAGTTTTGATGGCGGTACATCACTCTTTGGTGGTGTTATCGGTCAGAACTTTATCACTGGTGTTGGTGGAACCACTCCATTCAATGGTTGGTCTTACGATTCCAGTTCGAAGACACTTACCGTCTACGACAATCTTTCTACGGTTGGATCTGTCACTGCTGGTACTGGTGTTACCGTTGGTACTGATCTTACTGTTAATAATAATGTTAATGTCAGTGGTAACTTGAATGTTGACGGTGATGTCGACTCTGGAACCTAAATATCAATATAGGAAAGTAGAAACTAATGATACCATTTGGTTTTAGGGGATTTAGAACACCACCTACAGATCTATATTTGAATGGACCTGTGTTGGAAATAAACTCACAACCGATAAGTTCAATTTCGGTTGTGGGTGGTTCAACCACTTTTGTTGTAAAAGTAAAAGTTTTCTATGAAAATGGTAGGGCAGGAGCAGTAGCAGACGGTGTAATTAAATATCAATGGTATGATCAATCTGGTGAATTAAGTGACAATGCAAAAATTAGTGGTTCTAAATCAAATTCATTAACTGTCACAAACATACAATCACCAAGTGATGATGGTAGAAATTTTTATGTGAAAATAACTTATACTCCTGGTGGTTACAATAATACCAAGGAAGATTACTATTATTATTTCCCATTCAAAACTTCAGGTAGTGCTCTTAATTCTCCTCTATTATCAAACACTGGTACATTAACTGTTGTACCTATAATCACTATTACTACTCAACCAGTATCACAAACTATTGCAGAAGGTCAGACTGTAACATTTACTGCTGCTGCATCTACTTCAGACCCATCAAAATCACTTCAATATTATTGGACTGTTGATGGTATAATACAACCAAATTCAAATTCAACCTCTATAAGTCTTACTAAGAGTTCTATTGGAACTGAAAAGGTACAGTTTCATGCATATACGACAATTTGTCCTAGTGGATCTGACACAGGAGGAAGAGTAACTTGTAAAAATTACATAACTTCCTCTAATGAAGTTGACTTCATTGGTGTAGCACCTAGAAACATTGTTAAATTTGAAGTCTTTGCTGCTGATAATTCATACTCTTCTCAAGAGGTGAATCTTGATGATGGTGATTTTACTCTGTTAGATACTGTATTTGGTACTAACTATAATATTATAACTTTCTATGCAAAAGAAAAAGACATACCATTAGAACTCACTCTAAAAGCATCTAAAGGTTCTAATAGAGGTTCTTTTAATGGTGGAGAAGGAGGTGTTTCTACAATATCACTAACTTTAGATGAAAAGACTGAATATACAATACTAGGTATTTCAAATAATTCTGCTGTCTTCCTCTACAAAGGTTCAGAACTTTACGCAGTTGTAGGACAAGGTGGTTCTGCAGGAATATCTGGTAATGGTGGTAATGGTGGAGGTGTGGGACTAGCTGGTGTTAATGCTTCTGGTGGAAGTGATCCAGGAGCTGGTGGACCAACTGACAGTTTGTCATTGAATGGTATTTTTGGTTCTACTCTAAGTTCTGTAACATTACAATCTGGAGATTCACTTGCAACTTCTCCAGACGGTGGTAGAACCATTTCATGTACAAAGGGTAGTTATTGGATCCAACAAGGAATATCACCCTGTTCAAACAACTCCACTTCCAATATTAAATTCGTAAATACTGATGGAACTGAAATCACTTCAAGTGATGAAATTATTAGAGGATTTAAACCAGGATATACAATTACTACAACCGCAGGTAAAGGTGTAGACACACCAAGTGTTGATAGTGGTAATGGTGGTAATGGTGCCAGTGGTGGTGATGGAGGAACTAACGGTTCTGGTGGTGGAGGAGGAAGTGGATACACTGGTGGTTCTGTACAGGTTATATCTACTTCATCAGGTGGAAATAGTTCTACTAAGTCTTCTGTAGTTTTCTCTGTCTGATAAATATAAGAAAATAAGGGTGGATAGTGAAGCCCGAGGAGAACCATGGCACTAAACAAAAATTTTGTAGTCAAGAATGGTGTTGAGGTTGCCACAAACCTCATATACGCAGAAGGTAGTGTTGGTAAAGTTGGTATTGGTGTCACTCAACCAGGTGCCAAATTAGAAGTCGCAGGTAATATTGTTGGTGTTGCCCTAACTCTCACAGGGTCAACTGATGGAACGGATGCATTATATACAGGAATTACAACATCAAATAGAGGTTTGGATGTTGGATCTGGTGGAACATCAATTCATGTTGATGTTACTAACAATAGTATTGGTTTTAATTCCACATCACCAGATACTGATTTTGTCTTAGATGTTCAACCAGGTGTTGGCCAATCGGCAGCTACTTTTGGTGGAGCTCTTGATGTTCAAGGAAATACTTGGATTAATGGTGATCTGGAAGTAAGTGGTGCAATTGATGGTACTTTTACAATTAATTTGGACAATACTGTCATCACTGGTGTTGTAACTGCAAATGATGCAGAAATTTACAAACAATTTGATATTATTAACAATAGTAATATTGCATATCAATTTCAATCAACTGGTATTGGATTTACACAAAACACAGATGATCCAACTTTATTCTTGAATAGAGGTGAAAAGTATCATTTCAATCTAAATGCTACTGGGCATCCATTCTATATTAAAACCACTAGAAGTACTGGTTCTGGTGACCAGTATACAGCTGGTGTTACAAATAATGGTGCTCAGGTAGGGGTTGTTACTTTCTATGTTCCATATAATGCACCATCTGAACTCTTCTATCAGTGTGGTGCTCACTCTGGAATGGGTAACACCATGTATGTGCTTAAAGATTCACCAGCTGGTGTTTCCACAGAAACATTTGTAACCGACAATCTGTATGTTACTGGTGTTTCTACATTCATTGGTAATGCCAGATTTGATGGTGATATTGATGCTAATGGGAATATCTATCTTGGTGATACTGAGACAATTTATCTTGGTGATGCAAATGACCTACAGATTTATCACAATGGCAGTAATAGTTATATTGATGATTCTGGAACTGGTTCTTTAATTTTTAAATCCAATATTTATTCATTCAGAAATACTGGTGATAGTGAACAAATTGCAAAGTTCAATGAAAATGGATCTGTAGAACTCTACTACGACAACTCCAAGAAACTTGAAACCACATCAACTGGTATTACTGTAACTGGAACTGTTTCTGCTACATCATTCAATGGATCTTTGACAGGTAATGCAGATACTGCAACTAATTCCACCAATGTAAATCTTCTTGCAAGAAATACAGAGAATGCAACTCATTATGTTACATTTGGCACATCAACCACTGGTAATCAGAGACTTAATACTGACACTGGATTAACTTATAATCCAAGTACTAACACTCTCACCGCAACTACATTTAGTGGTAATGCGACTACTGCCACTAATACTACTAACATTACTGTTGCAGATGAGAGTTCAGATACCACTTGTTTCCCAGTATTCACCACAGCAGCAACAGGTAACTTACCACCTAAATCTGGAACGAACCTAACTTTTAATTCTTCGACTGGACAACTAACTGCTACTAGTTTCTCTGGTAATGGTTCTTCTTTAACTAATGTTAATGCACAAACCCTTGATAGTATAGACAGCAGTCAGTTCTTAAGGTCCGATGCTGATGATACAGCAACAGGAACAGTAACATTCAATGGTGTTGTTAACATAAGATCTGCTTTAGATTTAGCAGATAATGATATGTTGAGAATAGGTGATAGTGATGACTTACAGATTTATCATAATGGTTCTCATAGTTATATTGATGATGTTGGCACTGGAGACTTAAGGATTCGTGCAAATAATCTAAGCCTGCGAAACACAAGTGATGTAGCATACTTGTATGGTAATAGTGGTGGATCAGTCTTGCTTTATCACAATGGTAGCTCCAAACTTGAAACCACATCAACTGGTATCACTGTAACTGGTGATGTAAACTCTACTTCTGATATCAATCTCAAGAAAGATATTGAAGTTGTTACAAGTTCCACTGAGATGTTAAATCAACTCAGAGGTGTTAAGTTCACCTGGAAACAGAATGATGAGAGGTCTGTTGGTGTCATTGCTCAAGAGGTAGAAGTAATTCTTCCCGAATTGGTTAAAGGTGAAGAAGGTGATAAGTCAGTCAACTACAGTGGTTTAGTTGGTGTTCTTATTGAAGCAGTGAAAGAACTTTCTGCAAGAGTTGATGAATTAGAAAAAAGATAAATTTTTATAAATATTATATAGTAAACGCCTAGTGGAGACACGATTATGGCAATTAAAATAAATAATACTACTGTTATTGATAATAGTTGTAATATTACCAATGCAACTGATATCACCGCTTCAGGAACTATTACTGCTGGAGCTATTAACCTTCCCGTTACAGGTACTACATTCAGTCCTGCTGATAATGCAACTGGAGTACCAGTTACAACTAACCAAATTTCTATTACATTTAATCAAATTATAGAAAAAGGAACGGGTAATATTACTTTAAGGAGTGGAAGTGCCTCTGGTACTGTGATTCAGACAATTAGTGTAGGTTCAGGATCAGTTACTGTTAGTGGTGCAACTTTAATAATTATTACTAACGACTTTAATTACTCAACTAATGTTTATGTTGTAATCGATGCTGGTGCAATTGTGGGTGCATTCCAGAGTAATACAATTATAAATACCTACAATTTTACTACTGTTGCATTAAATCTTGGTGACTCTTATGGAGGTGGAAATCTTATTTGTAAAGCCAATCCAGTAAGATGGATTACAGCCCCTTCTGCAGCAGAAATTAGTACTAACTGGTTCAATAGAAATAGCGCAAATACTTGCGCACAAACTATTAGTGGTTGTAGTGGATGGTTTGTTCCAACAATTACACAACTGCAGAATCCAGGTTCTGTCTGTAGAGCATATTGGCAAGATCCTAAGGGAAATAGTTTCTGGAGTAACTCAGACTGTGGTTATTTCTACACAATTGGCCGTGCATGGAGACTTAACTTATCTAATGGAAATGCATACTGTGTTGCATCAAAAACTAACTCATTGAGTATTAGATCTTTTAGGTGTGTCACTTATTGATATAAATTTATTTTGATTATGTTGATATGAATAATTTAGATAATTTTCCACACGTTTATTATATCAATTTAGATTCTAGAGTTGATAGAAAAACGAGGATAGAAAAGAAATTTGAAGAATATAACATTTCTTATACAAGAATATCTGCTTCAAATTATCTTGGAGATGAACAGGAAAAATGGGAACATTTAGTTCTTGATAAAGAAGTTAAATGTAGTGCAAGTGACATTGGTTGTACTTTATCCCATCTAGAAGCCTTAGAAACATGGATTGCAACTTCAAATACAGAAGTTGCAGTCATCATGGAAGATGATTGTGACATCACTATCAGTGATTATTGGAAATTTGATTGGGACACTCTAGTCAATAATTTACCTTTCAATTGGGATTGCATACAACTTTGTATGGATCATCACACCATGATACCCTTTTTTATTCATCCAATTATGAGGGACAGTGGTTCTGCGAGTTGTTATTTGATTAATCGTAATTACGCAGAAAAGGTTTTAAGGTTACATAAGTTTAGTGATGGTTACAGATTAGTAAATCACATTGGTGATTATGGTTATAGAGAAATACCATCACATATTGATTACTTGATATTCGAAACTGGTAAGACGTATTCATTCCCAGTTTTTACTATCGACACCAGTTTTGAATCAGATCAAAGAAATTCTAAATTACATCCAAGACATCAACCTTGTAGAGATTCTGTTGTTAATTTTTGGAAAAATAAAAGTTCTGCATTTGACTTGGATGATTTTTTTTACTATCACAAAACAAATGACCATTTGATGATTGATAAACTAGAAATAAATAGTCAAAAATACAATTATACTTGAGGTAATTATGGATTTGATGAAGATTTATTCTGTACCATTTTGGCAATCAGAATATCCAGATTTTGAAGAACATCAGGAATTCTTTTTAGAGACGATTAGAAAATATAAAGAAGAAAATACTTCAGAAAATGATTGTGGGTATAAATCACCAGAAACTCTACATCAAGTAGGAGAGTTGAGACCTCTTTTTGAATATGTCTGTCAAATGGGGTTCAAGGCAGTTTTGGATCTTGATTTTGTTGACTGTGATATTGCACTTACTTCTGCGTGGTTAAATATTAATGACAGTCGTCAGTGTATGAGTAATGAACATGTACATGGTGACGTATTTTCTGGTGTCTTTTATCTTAAGGCACCAGATGAAAGTGGAAAGTTAGTCATCCAAAACCCAGCAATTAACCGTATGTGGGATGGATGTAAATTGACTTCACAAAAAAATCAATTTACCGCAGAGAGTATAAAAATTGAACCAGTAGAAGGTAATGTTCTTGTTTTCCCTTCATATCTTTCACATTCAGTAGAAACTAATAACCACGACGAAGAAAGAATTTCGATCTCATTCAATCTGATTGCACTTCCAAAAGGTTCGATTAATTATTCTCAATCACAAGATGAATGAGAATATAATATCAAGAGAGGAATTAAGTTTCATTATGAAATTTATTGATATTAATCAAGATTTATTTAAAAATAATGGAACTTTACCAAATAGAAAATATCTAAATCTGCCTAAAGAACCAGATACTCCAAAGTTATTTTTTGATATTAAAGAAAGAATTTTGGATAAAGAGAACATTAGAAATGATTATATTGATCATTCCGCATACGAAGATTATGTGGGATACATAACTGATGGGGGAAAAATACATCAACATAAGGATCCAACTATAGATGGATATGATCATGTAAGATTTAATTTATTCTTATCTGTTCCTCGAAAAGGTGGATTTCCAGTGTATGATGGAGTAAGTATACCAGTGAAAATAGGAGATTATGTTAGGTGTAATTCAAGTAAAGACTTTCATGAATGTGAGGTTGTGGAAGGAGATGTTCCAAGAATTGTAATATCTTACGGAATTTATTTAAAACGAAAAAAAGACAGGTTTATGAGTTATCAATGAAATCTTATTATTTTATCTCTGGACTTCCAAGATCTGGTTCCACATTACTTTCTGGTATCCTAAGACAGAACCCAGAGTTTTATGCTGATATTACTTCACCGTTAGAAGGTATTGTGTGTAACACAATAGACTTTATGACTGGGTGTGCAAATAACATGGACATTACAGAGGACCATAGAAAAAATATATTACTCTCAATTTTTGAGGGATATTATAAACATCTAGATACACCTGTAGTTTTTGACACTTCAAGAAATTGGACTAGAAGTACAACACTTCTTCAGGAACTATTTCCATACACTAAGATGATTTGTTGTGTGAGGGATATTCCTTGGATTATCAATTCTTTTGAACTTATCAATAAGAAGAATCCATTCCATACCTCCACATTGATTAGACCAGAAGACAAGGATAATGTGTTTTCTAGAAGTGATGCAATGATGAGTAAAGACTGTGGAATTATTTTTGGTCCTTGGACAGGTCTTCAAGAAGGTTATGCAATGAGTCCAGAGATGATTCACTTTGTTGAATATGAAAACCTATGTAAGGATCCAGAAAAAGAACTGAGATCCATCTATGAGTTCCTAGAAAGACCTTACCATTCTCACGACTTTGAGAATGTTGAGTATTCTAGTGAAAATTTTGACAGATATTGTAACCTTAAAAATTTACATACAGTACGAAAAAAAGTAGAATATAAGGAACAAAGGAAAGTATTACCAGTAGATGTATGGGAAAAGTATAAATCTATGGATATGGAATTTTGGAGAAAAACGAATCAACCTAAAAAGGGTATTAGTTACACATGATGGAACACTTTTACTATAAAAATCTAGCCTATGTTCAAACAAAGGTAGATTCTGATACTTTAGAAAAAATAAAAATAGAATCAAAATTTATATTTGATAATCAAAGTACCTTTAAGAAGGTCAATACTGAATTGGCAGGGAACTTAGAAAAACAGTATTCGACAAACAAAGCCAAATCTATTTTAGAGTCATATCTAACACCACTCGCAGATGAATATTATAAAATTTCCCAAGAGACTGAAAGATGTCCTGGTTGGGAAATTGATGACTTGTGGATAAATTTTCAGAAAAAATATGAACACAACCCATTACATAATCATAGTGGAGATTTATCATTTGTTATGTGGGTTCAGATACCTTACGATTTAGAAGAAGAACTTTCACTATCAAATTGTAAGGATTCAAATACACCTACAAACTCATTGTTTGAATTTGTTTTCACTGACTTTTTGGGAAGACTTGTAACCCATAGAGTAGAGGTGGATAAATCTTATGAAGGAACAATCATAATGTTCCCTTCTCTTTTGAACCATGCGGTACATCCTTTTCACACTAGTGATGAATACAGAATTTCTATATCAGGGAATTTGTATATGAAAAGAAGTAAAAAGAAATTAATTTCATATGAATAAATAGGTGAAAATAATTATTTAAAATTATGAGTGACGAAAAACCCGTAAGAACTTATCAACTTGACCCTGATAAAATTGAAACAATTGAAGATGTTAGGAAAGTACTAGGTGCAGTGAAATTAAGAATTGACACTGACCATTATATGTTTGATGAACTTACTGAATATTTTACAACCGAAGTAGTGCCCAGAGGTTACATCCCACTTTTGAATATGGTTGGAGATGAGAAAGTCGCAAAAATGACTTTTGAACAGATGGAAGAAAAAATAATTGAACTCAAAATCAAAGTTGATGATGACTGAATTACCTATTGTAATTGACAATTTTTTTGAGGAGGATTATCAACAGAAAATAGAAGATTCCATGTTCGATTGTATATGGAAAGTTACAATGGATAATACACGTTCCATTGATGCACAATCTACCCAAGACAAATATAGAAAATTTTTAGATCCATTTAAATATGATATTTCTCCCTCTATAACAACAAATCTTCTAAATTCGGTTAATGGGACATTTGAGTTATTTTATCCTGTAGTAGAAAAAGTTTGTAATCATATGGACTTTAGTATTGAAAAAATAAGTAGGTGTATCGCTGGAATCCAAGGTGTTCAAGTTTTAAGAGAGCAAAATAAACTGTGTGGAATCCATATTAATCAACAAACACCTCATTTAGTATTACTATACTATGTGAATGATTCTGATGGTGATACTTTACTTTTCAACAAAACCACAAATGATGTAGAAGGTTGTCCTTTGTATTACGACCACAATGAATGTGACTTTGATATTGATTATAGAGTAACACCCAAACAAGGAAGAGTATTATTATTTGATGGAAGAACTTATCATTCTTCTTGTTCACCCACCGAAGGAATAAGATGTATAATAACCTTGGATATATTTGGTAAGTTTAATGATAAAAGTTACAAATTTCCTGCTCCAAAAAATTATTTGTATACATGAGAAAACCTATTGAAGTTTTTTTGAGACAATGTTATCATTTAAAGTTACAAGAACTTCCTGATAGGAAAAGACCGTCTTGGAGTACTCACTGTGACTCAAATCACATCAGTCCTGTGATAGATTGGGAAAGTTATATCAACATAGAAGAAACTAAATCAAAAAAAGTACAGAGACTTTCTTACCAGTGAAAAATAAATTATATTATCACTTTTTTATTCCAGACATTCCCTCTCACTGGAAGTTATTACTATATGAACAATTAGATTGTATTGAAGGATCTGAATTGCCATATTTCTGTGAAGTTGAAATGTGTGTTTCTTCCAATGAAGAAAACTTCAAGGAATTGAAAGAACTTGTAAATGATTATTCATTTCTCAATGTCACTTGGTTTGACACTTCTATTCAGGACAATAGAGAACATTATGAAGGGACGACATTATTAAAACTGTACGATGAATGCTCTGATTACGACAATGTTGGATATATCCACAGTAAAGGAATAACCTCATTATCAAAACAAGTTAACCGTTGGAGAAAAGTACTGGAATATGGGGTGATAGAAAAATGGAGGAACAATATACAGGCATTAAATAATGGGTATGATGTTTCTGGAATTTGTTGGGATGTATATGGTGATCATTTCTCAGGAAATTTTTGGTGGGGTAAAAGTTCTTACATAAAAACTTTACCAAGACCAGTTTTACAACAATGGAGAAAACAAATTGTCCCAGTGGACAGTCATTGGAGTAGTAGATTTAGATACGAGAGTTGGATAGGATTAGAAAACCCAAAATTCAATAATTTATATGAGAATAGATGTATCAGTCGAGGTGAAATAATAAACAAGTATGTCGTTGATGTAAAAAGAAAAACAATTTTGAACTTTCCTAATGAAAAAACTATTAGTTACTCTTAATATTGGTGATTATGATAAGGATATCACAGGACTTACATTTCCATATATGAGAGAGTACGCAAAAAATATTGGTGCAGACTTTCATGTCATTACTGAAAGGAAGTTTCCAGACTTCCCATTAATGCTTGAAGAATTTCAAATGTATGAGTTTTCACAAACTTATGACTGGATTATTTTTTTAGATGGGGATTGTCTAATCAATCCAAACACAGTAGATTTGACTACACTGGTAAAAGAAGACACTGTCATTATTGCAAAATATAATCCACCTGACCATCACTTCCATCCAGAGAACATTGAGGGTGAGTATGATTTCAAATATTATGCACCATTTTTCTTTCTAGTATTTCATAAGAACTCAAGAGACTGTGTAAAACCTTATGCAAATCCTTATGATTATTATGAACACATCAACTTGAATTCTACTCATCCTGAGATGAAAAACTATATGAAAATTAGATCTCATCTCACCGAGAAAGAAATAAAAGATACTCTCATTGATGAATTTTTACTCACTCTAAATCTACATAGATACAATATCAAAACTAATACTTTAGTAGAAGATTTCCCAGAACTTTCTGCAATATCACATACAAGTGACGCAAAGGAAGAAAAAATAAAACAACTAAAAAAAGATATTAAGAGAATGAATTTTATTCAGAGTATTTCTTATTCATGAGAATTGAAAAAATGACTACAGTAATTTCATTGGGTGGTGGACTTGGAAGAATTATCAGTGCAATTCCTGCATTACTGAAATATAGTAAAAGTCATCCAGATGAGGAATGGTACGTCACAATTCCTGCATGGAATTATGTCACCTGGGGATTTTCAGAACTTCAGAAAAGAACTTTCGATCCTGATGCTCACGGCACATTTGAATTATATTGGAAAGCAGATAAAGTAATTTCTCCAGAACCATATCAACTTCCTGCGTATTATCGTAATGAAATTTCATTGAGAGAAGCATTTGATGTCTGTATCAATAACTCTACAGATCATAGTGATTTGCCTCCAATGCAATTGGTTCTTTCGATGCAAGAAAAGAGAATGGCATATGATATCATAGAAATAGCAAAGGGGATTCACAATAAATCTAAGACTATCGTATTACAACCTTATGGGTCCACTGCAACACCACACCCGTCTGGTATTTTTGATGATAGTTTGAGATCTATTCCCAAACCAATGTTAGATTATTTTATTGATAACTTATCAAAAGACTATAATTTAGTTTACATGGGTGCAAAAGATTTTCATAATGTCAAGACTTATAGACCAGAACCAGACCCAAATATGAGAGAATGGGCAGCAATCATTGGGGCTGCAGATTACTTTATTGGTTGTGATTCTTGTGGTCAACATATGTGTAAGGCACTGAACAAATCTGCATCAGTAGTAATCGCAGGTACTCACCATATCAATGTAAGTTATGGTAATTTTCATATCATTCAAAGAGATGTTCCCTTTTATCCTGATGCGATGAGAATATCTGGTTTCGAGTCACATATGTCTTCCAGACTCAATGAACCAAGAATTAATTTCACACAAGAAGAAATTGAGAACTCATATCAAAAAATTATAGAGAACATAGGGGGGAATGAAATAGTGAAACCTAAGAAAAGTAAGGGAGTATCTTACAATTGAAAATACATCAAATACTGATAAACGATACCAATAAATTACCAAGTAAGTTTCCAAAGTTTCACAACCTATGTTATGATCAATTACATCGATTATATCCAGATGTAGAGTATCATTTGTATTCTGGTGAAGAACTTGAGGATATCATTGAAAACAATTTTCATAGTGATGTATTCACTGCATATAAAAAATTAAAACCTTATGCATGTAAGGCAGACCTTGGTAGATTGTGTTTACTATATCTTTATGGTGGTCTTTATGTTGATTTGAATTTATATTTTATCAATACCATTCCACATTTAGATAGATTAGAGTTTTTTGCCTTTAGAGATAAACCTAAGGCGTCTAAACAATATTGGGCTGTTCAAAATGGTATAATATACTCAGTAAAAAAATCAAAAATAATTAAAACTGCTATTGATTTAATTGTAGACAACTGTAAAACTGAATACTATGGTGTTAATACCATTGATGTCAGTGCCACACCAGTTCTTGGTAGGGCAATCACATTGTCATTACCAAATTTTGAAATGGCGACAAATGGACAATTGGATTATTTTAAAATATCATGTTTCGGTGAAGAAATACAAGATGAGATAAAAAGTATGGGGTATTGTGATGACACGTTAGAAGGTTTTATTATGGATGATGATGACAAACTCATATGTTTAAAAAAACCATCAGGAGCAGGAGATATTGGGTCTCTGGGTTTTAATGGAACTAACAATTATACTGAGATGTGGCAGAAAGATGATGTTTATGACACATCAATAAAATTCACTTCTAAATCAAATCACATGTATCAATGACGATAGTAAATATACCAATATCTGTGGGAGAACTATTAGATAAGATTTCTATTCTTTCTATAAAATCTGAACACACAGAGAGTGAGTATGTAAAGAAAGAACTTCAAGACCTTATTCGAATTGCACAAGAACATCAAGTTTATGATGTATCTTATGTTTCCCAATTACTCCAGGTCAATCGTGAACTTTGGAGAATTGAAGATGATCTAAGAGTTCTTGAGAAATCACAGACGTTTAATCAAGATTTTATAGAACTTGCGAGAAGTGTATATAAAACTAATGATCACAGAGCATCAATCAAAAGACAAATAAACAATAAATATGAATCCACATATAAAGAGGTGAAGGTCTATAAATAAACAAAGAAAGGAGTAAATTAAATTAAAAATGAGTAATAATGATCTAGCATCAAGAGGAATGTTCAGTCCGCCAAATGGTGGATATCCGCAAGTACTTCCAGATCATTGGAAAACTAGTGATGAAGCGGAGGACACAACTGACCTCGCAGAACTTACTGATGAAGAACTGAATGCTATTGGTTGGAAAGGTCCAATTCAAAAACCAGCAGGTACTAGTGACTTTACTCATGATTATCAGTGGAATGAAGAAACCCGCGAATATGATGCAACTACAATCACTGAATTTGATAGATTAGACAGAATTGACTATAATCTCTTTTGGGAGTTACTTTTAGATTGTCCTTACTACTCAAGGATTAAGATTCAATCGGGAGAGTCATTGTCTGTAAACACTATTACAACAGAATTTATTGCTCTTATTTCTGATGCGAAAATGGGACATGCCAATGTTCCCAAAATTCAAGAATCATTGACAGATCTTTTGAGTAGTGTTGCTCCTACTGAAGAGGAAAAAGAATTAATTCAAGAAATCATGACAATAACTGGAATGATCTACAGTTATACTTTACCTGTGTAATTATAAATGTCACATGAAATTATAGATAATTTTCTTGAGAAAGAAGATTTTGACATTATCATCTCCACATTTTTTCCTAAAGACTTAAATAATCCAAACAATTTTACTTGGTATCATCAAAAGGGAATAGTTAGAAATCCGAAACTAAAACCAACGAATTATGAAGATAATGATTGGATCTATTCCCATGAATTATATTCTAGTGATAATGGGTTAAAATTTGACAAGTACTACCATATAGTAAAACCAATATTAAACAAACTCAAAATAAAACGTTTGTTTGATATTCGTTCATACATTCTTGTTCCTACACAAGAACATATTTACCACGAATTTCATGTTGATAGAGAAGTAGAGCATAAGGTTGCTTTACTTTATGTCACTCCATGTAATGGATTTACTGTACTCAAAGATATTGATGAAGTAAATTGTGTTGAAAATCGTATGTTACTTTTTGATGGGAGTATTCAACACCAATCAGTAACATCAACTGATCTCCCTCGATGTGTAATTAATATTAACTATGAAAATTTATGAGAATGGAAACAATTGGTTGATTGAAGACCAATTGGATGATATCTTGCTAACAAGAATGAATGACCTTTTAGATAATAGTTTAGATAAACTTTTAAAAGATAAAGAAGGTTACAGTACAACTGGTGAAAACATTGAACAATATTGGTTAATTAATAGAGGTAGTAATTTTTCTTTTCGGGATGAGGAATTTAAAAATATAGAAAATGAATACAGAAGACAGATATTAGGTAGGTTAAACAGATCTGAATTTTTGAACAAAAGACGACAGAGTAAAATAACACTCAAAAATGATAAAAATTGTTGGTCAGTGATTGGAGGAGAACATTCTTTTCATCAACCACATATTCATAACATAGGATCTTTTGATGGGATTTCTACCTTGGTATATCTAAAGGTCCCAGAAACAAACGATGAGGATAGAGCTGAAAATAAACTATTTGCAATATTGGACTGTAATCCAACCAACAAGTATTATCAAATACAAACCAAAATTGTAACTATTAATCCAACTGTTGGTAAGGTATTAATATTTCCTGATTGGATTGTTCATGGGACTCACCCACAAAGTAAAGGCATCCGTCAGACATTTAATATTGATTATACACTTACTTTGAAATCAGAATCTTCACTAAATTATTCCTAAAATGAATTATAAAATCATTGACAATGCTCTTCCACAAGAAGAGTTTGAAAATATTAGAAACTCTATATTGAATCCAGTCTTTCCTTGGAATCTGACGACAATGATTACAAATGAAAAAGAAGTACTTCCTACATATGCTTCTTTTTACTTTACTCATATGTTTTGGGATAGATTTAACATAGATCCTCAATATCAAGTGTTTGCACCACTTCTGAATGTCATGGATTGTCATGCACTTGTGAGAATCAAAGCAAATTGTTATCCATCCACACCAGAAGTGATAGTACATGATAATCACTATGATTACCCGTTTCCACATAAGGGTGCTATTTTTTATCTCAATACTAATAATGGATTAACAATTCTTGAAGATACTGTGAAAGTTGAATCTATTGAGAATCGTTTATTACTCTTTGATCCTTCTAAAATACACACCAGTACAACATGCACAGATACTAAGTGTAGAATCAATGTAAATTTCAATTACTTCTGAACCACTTCCCAAACTGTCACAGACCTCACCAGAATCCTCTGTGTGGGGTCTTATAGTATCTGGAGATACACAGACACCCATGAGGTTAACAGGACTAGAGAAACTTATTTTTGTGTCTTCTTTCTTTCTTCTTATGAATTGGGGTGTTCGTATTTCTGAGAGGATTTTTTATGCATTCTATTGAAGTAGTAGGAAAACCTTTATATCCACCTGTAGAACCCCCTGAAGAGGTTATTTACTGGTTTATGGGTGAATACTTAGAAAATCATTCAATTGACCTCACAGTGGTTCACATGGATCTATCTGATGAGGGTGTTGATGGTTGGTGTATGAGAGAAGATGAACATGAATTCATTATTCAAATTGAAGAATCTCTTGAAGGTAATGAATACATCAAAACAATTCTCCATGAGTTGTATCATCTAATGCAACATCTTCTTGATGTTCCTAGGTGTGAGATCTGTGCATATCTGAGTGAGAAGATAAACCTTGACAAATTCTCAAACCATGAGTAGGATAGGTTTGTCCAGGATGAAAAGGATTTAACTTAAAGTTTTTATGAAGACCAAATTCGTTACAGTTCAACCTAAATCTAAGAAAGCAAAGAATCGTTTTTTTAATATGATGAATAACCTTCATTCTTGTAGGGTTCAGCAAGAAGACGATACTAAGATGTTTCTTGAGTCAATTAGTGGTCGTTATTTCTTCTGGATGGATAAAACAGAAGATCCAAATTGGACTTTGATTAAATAATACAACTATCATTTCTGTATGAATTCCGAAAAATACGAAAAGAGAAAAGATGCTCTTGGTCTTTTTGTTGAATCAGTTATTAAACCAGATCCACAACTTCGACAATGTTCTCACAACCAAGAATGTTTCCATGAATTGATGGAATGGAGACAAGAAGTATTGGATTACCTATCAAATAGGAGGAAAGAAGAGTTTGGAGGTTAAATAGTAACAACAGGAAAAGTGTGTATGTTGTCAACACAATACCGACTTCGGTTAGAGTTTATTTGTAAGTGTATTGCAAATGGAGAAGAAGTAAAACTTGAAGAGATGATATGGGCAGAAAAATTATCAAAAGCCAATACAACTGCCCGTGAAATGCTCAAGAAAGCAAGACGACAATCTTCAGGTATTGAAGACGGAAGTATGGATGATTTTTTGAATAGAATGGGATTAGGAGATCCTGATCCATCTAATCATAAAACTGGATTTGATTCTGCAGATGATGTTGTTGACTGGTTTAAGAGAGATGATTCGGAGGACTGGAGAACACGTGATTAATGACAAAACGACAATGGGAAGAAGTTGAAGCAATTGTCCGTAAAGAACAAGAAAAAGCATTACAACACTTTAACTCTAAACGTTACAATGAACTTTCTGACATTCTAGATAATCTTTACGACTTGGCACACAATTAAATGACAAAGAAAACAATTCCTTGGTGGAGGTTACATAGAATCGCAGAAGAATTACAAGGTAATCTTAAGAGTGTAAAAGTAGTTGAAAGTAACGGTAAATCGTACTCAAAAATTGTGATAGAATACCAGGAGGAAGAAGATGACTGACACTGCAGTAATTTATTCTAACGGAAGTCAAGAGTGTGAGAGAATGGCATCTCTCTTGAAGAATCTTGGTGGTGAATTTTTAGAGTATCATCTTGGTAAACATTTCTCAAAGAAATCTTTTTATGATGAGTTTGGTGAAGATGCAACATTTCCACAGATTGCTCTTGGTAACCAACATATTGGATCAATGAAAGAAACCCTTCAATTTATGTCAGATAGAGGAATGTTTGTATGATTAACACGGAAACAAAAAAACAAATTCCAAAACTCAGTGATTCTTTCGGTAGTACAGTCGAAAAGAATATTCCTGATAATGTGGAGTGGATTGATGATGTATTTTACATCAAAGAAACCCGATTTGGATTGTTTACAAGTATTCTCAAAGACCCATTGGGTCAACATTTTATCACTGGTGCAACTAAAGAGGGTGTGATTAAAACAACCCGATGGCATCTTAAGAGTTTACAAGAAGGAACATTGCAAGATCATACCCGTGTGGTGAATAGTGGCGTCGTAGGTGGTAAATTGTGACTAAAAAAACAAAGAAAAATTCAAAAGGTGATACTTTTGAATGGGAAGAAACTGAAGAAATGCGTAAAGCAGTAGAAGAACTACACAAGACTATCAGTAAATTAGAAGAAGAAGCACCTGATTATGGTGTCGGAAAGTGACAGCACTGTTCATTTTGATGTTCATCACATTGTTGACAGTGACAATGGAGATAACCTGGGGAGTAAAGAATCCCAAATTTTAGAACCATCTGTTCTACATTTGATGAAGGATTTGACTGAGAGACTACTTCATGGTATAGTGTAGATGATTTACAAGACATAACTAATCTTCATGATTAGGTATTAACTTATACACATTAGATTCCACATAGAAGGAGAATAGATGAAAATTCTTACACTTGAAGATTATCAAAAAGCAGGAGAAACATTCTGGCCTAAGTATTGGTACATCGCTAAAGAACTTGGAGAAGATTCTAAACCAGAAGATATTCTAAAGGTTATGGAAGCAATTGGTGGTGTTGCACTAAAATTGAAACTGGAAGATGCAATTGCACCCTTCGGATTCAATAAAAAGAAAGAGACCACTGATGATGAAACCATCTGACATAAGATTAAATAAAGTTTCTAAAAACTTTGAATATGAAAAACTCTCTAGAGATATTGACACAATCAATGATGTCAATACTCTTAAAGAGATGTTGAAGTGTTATGTGAAACTTTATTTCAAACAACAAGAAATTGTAACTTCACTTGGTTTGATAAGTGTCGTACCAAGAAAAGAAGGAGAGATTAACGTTGGTGATACTGTCAAGTTTATTGGTGGATCAAAAGAACAAAGAAATTGGGGTGGAACTGATCCAGCATATCATTTGATTATCGATCATAAATATACAGTCACAAATGTGGAAGTTCGTTCTCAACACACTAGAATTGAAGTTAAAGGTATTCAAGGCGTCTTTAATTCTGTTCTATTTCAGGTAGTAAATGATCAGCACTAACATCACAGAAGCATCAAAAAAAGATTGGGATGATTTTTGGAACTCTGTAGTCGAGGATTTGTCACTCGAAAGAGTTTGGGATGAAATGGAAAAAATAGAATCACTGACACCTAAAGGAGAAAATTAATGTCATTGTCAGAAAGTGTAAATGAAAGTTTGAAAGAAGCAACAGAAAATCTACGGAATGCCCTTGCATTTGCTGCTCGTCATGAAAAACCTTTTGTATGTAAAGAAATTGCAGACATGATTAATCAGATTGAAAATATTAAACAATCTGACAAGATTCTTGACATGTTAGAAAACCGTAAAAAAGGTGATAATGGTATGTTTGGTTCATTTTTTGACTAATGTAAATAAATATTACTATATTCTAAAAATATAATAAAGAATCGTTGTTTTTCTCTTTTCTTGAACTAAAATATTAGTGTTTCCACACATACTTCAATGACCCTTATCAACAACAATCAAAAACTTACCTCAAAAGAGATTGAAAGTATTGAAATTGCTGTAGGTGATTCAGGTATTCGTGCAATTCATCCTGAAAAAATGGAAGCATTTGCTGCAGAATTGGTGGAGAAACTGAAAAATTCCGAACAAGAAAATAAATAAGTTTATCGTGTTACAAAAATCTATGGAAAAATCTATCGAGGATCATATCCAAAAGGATAAAGATATCCTGGACGATCCAACCATTTCACCTCAACAACGTCGTCATATTGAGTCTGAACTTCATGATCTTGAGGAATATCATGAACACAATCCTGATGATCATCATGATCCCACACCTTTAGAGATGTATTGTGATTCTCATCCTGATGCTGACGAATGTAGAGTGTATGAAGACTGAATAAGTGTCACAGGAGGGATTACAACCCTCCTTTTTTATTGGTATTATTGTTAGTAACCTCTAAAGTGTCCCTGTAGTGACACCACACAACTTATTATGACTCTGAACACACATATTGAACACCCAGAAGATCTCATCCTCACAGGTAATCTTGAGGTTCTTGATAGTCTTTATAATCCTGATCACATCTCTGTAAAGATCGATGGTGCACCTGCGATTGTCTGGGGTACACATCCTGAGAATGGTAAGTTTTTTGTGTGCACCAAATCTGCATTCAACAAGAAAAAAATCAAGGTTTGTTATACCAAACGTGATGTCATTCAACACTTTGGACATCAAGAGAATGTTGCATTAATTCTTATTAACTGTCTGAAGTATCTTCCTAAGACTGAAGGTGTCTTTCAGGGTGATTTTATTGGGTTTGGTGGTCAATCTACTTACAAACCTAACACTATCACTTATCA